ATCACATTACTGGCGTCTGACGGAAAATCGTTATGCGTTGATGTAGATATAAAATCATTTACATCATTATCTCCTAAAGCAGCAAAAGTTCTTTCGTTTTGCCAGCTACCTGAAGAACCTGCTCCATAAACAATAGTAACCTTATCATCGTATTCGTCACTACCATTTGTTGCGTTGTTTGTGTTCCCACTAGATTCTGTTCCTCCAGTTGCATACAAGTCCTGTAAAGTTCCTTTTAAAGCTCCAGTCCTAAGTGTTTGAAGCTCTGTTTCAGTTGTTGCCATAGAACCTGAGTCATCAAAGTATATGTATATGTAAGTATCTACAGATATTGCTAATGCCTGAGTTGTGACCGTTGCAGTTGCTTCACATCCTCCACCTCTACTAACTACATAAGTAAAACTATCATTTAAGTTGTTTCCTTCTGTGTGATTGTATGTTATAGTATTGTTTGAGTTAACTACAGCTGTTCCGTAAGAAGGCTGCGTTCCAATACTTAAAGTATATGGCGAAGGTATAGAGTCGTTTGCTACAACATTTATAACACTGCTTCCACCGTTTGTAATTCCAGTAACGCTATCATCTGTTAATACAGGTAAAGAATCTATATAGTTCCATACTAAATATAGTTTTTGACTTGTATTTGTTCTATTAAATTGAAAATTAACAGTACTTTCTTCAATACTAGAAGTAGTTGAAGTAGTCACAGTTGGATATGTTGCCTGGTCTATAATATTTTGAACACTCAATCCAGAAGCTGCAGAAACTAAATAACCTAAGCTATTACAAACGTTAAAAGATCCTGAATGTGTGCCTATTTGCTTTAGTGAAGATATTGTTACAGTATCCCCATTATCTGGTATTACATCCGTGCCCTCATATCCTGTTATAACTTCATATCTAGTAAGTTCATCTTCCTCAAAAATATCTAAGTTTGAATTATAAATATCTCCTTGAGCTCCATTATGCTTATATCTGTTTATAATTGTTTGAGATGCCTCTGTTGAGTCATTTACAACAACTAAAACAACTTCTAAAGTGTCTGGAACAGGACAAGTGTGCGCAATACTAACTGTTGCACTAGAGCTAGAAGTTATTGAAACTGAAGCGATATTTGTCACATCTAAGTCAGAAGAAGTTACATTAAAAGTAACTTGACCCGTTCCTGTTAGGTTGTTGTTTGTGTATGTGACTCCATTATAAACAATTACAATATTTATACTAGATGATGTTGTGTATGCTATAGTTGTAACGCCTGAAAAAGAACCCACGTTCAAGTTATATGAAAATGCACTTCCTGTTATTACTCTTGTGAAAGAAGAAGCACAGTCAAGTTCTAACGTATCTTGTGGAACTTGATCGTTACCCATAGATAAAACATACTGATGATATTTTGGGTCATATCCTCCTATATTGTAATAAGATTTATTGTTATAAAGTTTGTCTTTGAAAAAAGCCTTCATTCCTAAATAAGATATAGGTGTAATTCCATCATTGCCTAATCTTAAAACAGCTCCTCTGTTTGGATCAGCAAAATACAACCTACCTTCGTAGTTTGAAAAAGACTCTGGATTCAATGATATTCCATATTCTCCTGAAAAAGGAACGTCTTGACCTAATACTTTTTCTATTTGCGATAAACTTCCGCTTCCGTCAGGACTAGATAATATATTCTTCCCATATAAAACTTTAGAAACTCTATCTTCTTGAAATATTACAAGGTCAGACTCTCTAGCAAATATTTTTTGTATAGACCCGTATTTTGAATCCATATATTTAGTAATTCCTCTACTAGAATTAAACTCGTTTAAAGTATTATATCCTGTGTTCTCGTTAAATGAGCCACTATAAATTAACTTTGTTTTATCTTCCTTTCTTTCATACCCTTCTATAATGGCAATATTTGGTCTCGACTTTACATCTATTTTAGCTTTAAATCTATCATCTAAAACTCTCATTGATTCGACGCCATTACCAAAACTAAAACAATTACCAAAACCTAAGTTACTTACAGCAGGTTGTGTTGAGGTTTGGTCTTGATGATTACCTTTGTGTAAGCCGTTAGATATTTCAAAAGTCTCCTCTGTTTCATAATAAATATCATCATCTAAATCTACAGGCTCTGTTTCAAATATAGCTAAAGTTGTTACTAAAACTATATCTATATTCGCCTCTAGTGTTGAATTTTCAAAAGTTGCAGTGCCTTCACTAGGCTGAACTCTGATCATCCATCTGCCAAGAGCTCCATATCCTTGACTTGTTTTATATATGTCTAGTTTAAAGTTTTCATCTTGATCATTAAGAGAAGGTATAGTAAACCTTGTTCCGTTAACACCTCCGCTTACAGTTACACTTTCATAGGTAAAATCTGTTTCATTTTTTAAAAACAACCCAAACGCATTATCTGTTGCTGTTGTTACATAATCTCCATTTGAAGTCCATTCTTTAAAATAATTAAAATTAGGATCTCCGTCACTTTCACTATAAACCAACTCTAGTTTTATTGAACTACCTGTTGTTAAATCTTGATTTACCCATGTGTTATCTGCTGGATTTAATCTTTGTAAGATTCCTTCATTAAGAAGTCCGTTTGCAAGCAAAAGCGCTCCACTTATGCCTTCATGAGGCCCTTTTGGTAAATAAACCGTATTTGTTCCAGACCAGGTGTTTAAAAAACCTCCTCCAGCTCTTCTTTTAGTTCTGTACTCTATAAAATTATTTGGATTAAAATCCATTTGAAAACCATTAGGTCTTATTTTCATATATGTACCAGCTCTTTCTACAAGTGGCTCTCCAATACCGTCTTGATTTCCTGGAATCCAACCTTCTCCGTCTATCTCCTCATCTGCACCATTTTTTGTTGTTACATCTAAAACCTTGCATTTAACCTCTTTACTTAGAGGCCCTGTGTCATCAGATTTTACTATAAGTGTTTGTCCAGCTTCAACTTTACCTAAATTATTTCCCTGTAGTAAAACCCAACGATATAATCCGTCTTCATAAAAAATAGTTGCATATATGTTATAGTGAGAGTCTTTGTTTACTTTAATAAAGTATTTATATCTGTCAGCCCAATAAGGAGGATTGTTTGATATAGATAACCTCAACTTATTTAACTTTACACTATTACTTATAGGCACAAAAACCTCATTTGAAGTGGTTCCGATTGACTCTTTAGGAAGTAAAATGCTTGAATATCTACCATACTCGTCTAAATAAACCAATCCAACTTCATAACTCCTTAATGATTTTAAAGAGATGTTACTAACTGATTCTCTTATTCTTACATGAGATCCATCCTCAAACTTAAAGTTTTCTATTTCATTTGTAAAAACATTATCTGTTGTATCTAATGGAGTTGTATCTACTTGATGAGTTATTGATGGAGCCAAAATAGTAAACGATGTAGAGGTAGATGTATCCAAAGAAAAAGAACCGTATGTTACTAAAGTTGTGTGTTGCGGACTCGTAGTGTTTACTACACTTGAAAATACAGATGAAAGAGATCCTAAAAAACTAATAAACTCTGCTGATTGCACCATGTCTGACACAGTTGCATAATCCTGAGATAACACAAAAGCGGACTGACAAACAGCTCTTCCGTTAAAATAGAGATCAGGAGAAGTTCCTTCTGCATCTGATTTCATAGAAAAGTTTGCTGTAATAGTATACCCCTGTAATAAATTTTCTCCAGTAAAATCAAAAATTATTTTTGTATCACTTGTTGATAATTCACCAGGCTTCTTGTCACCATCTTGATCTTTAGAAATTAAATCAACAGTATAGTCTATTTTAATTTTATCATTAGAACCTATTTCCTCTACAACATCATATTGAGAAGTTGTGTTTCCAAAAACAACCCTGTCATTTATGAAATCTTGTGATTTTGCGGTTAAAGGCACATCATCAAATACTCTAAAAACCTCATCTTGAGGTAAGGTTTTGTATATTTTTTTATTTACAAACTCATAAGTTTGAGCGCTATTGTGTGGTATGCTACTTTCTTTTTTATTAATACTGTCAATAACATAAATAGTTGGCTCTGTTGGATATTTAAAAAGAAGCTGAACATCTGTAACCCTATGGTCTCCACTTTCGTAACTTATTCTATATCCATTGAAAATATTTAACATTCCTTTATTCTCCATAGACGCAAAGTCTAAAGAGAAGTCTTCTGGAGTGAATTGAAAGTAACTAAAAGATGAAGATGCAGAATATCCTCCGTCTAGATATCTATATCTATATCCAAAAGCAAAAAAGTTTTCTCTTACTGCGTTCTCAGATGTTACTAAACTATTAAAAGGAGTTACAGTAGGAGATTTTTTTGGAGGTTTTTTATATAAAGAAATATCATCTTCATAAAAATTATTTAATCCATAAGACTTTGCTCTCTTAATATCAATCATTCTTGGCTGATTCAATCCATCTGTCCAAAGTATTAAGTTGCTTTTCTTTGAGTTATTGAATATAACATTGACGCCTGTAATTTTGTAATCTTTACTAAATTTTAAAACTTGATTATCTCCAGATCTTTCGTCTGTAAGAATATTTGAAGTTATATCATTAATTCTATCATATTCATAAATATATGAATAGCCTAGATCATTAACAATAAACCAGTATATTTTTTCTTTAGACTCATTTGCTACAGAACCAATGCATTCAGGTGAATTGCTAAGATTTATATTGGTAAGCTTAACATTACCTTTTTCATTTTCTATTGCCCCACTATCACCGCCTGCAGTGTTTAAAACACGAATATTTAGAGCGTCTACATACTCTCCATTTTGAATAAGACGTTCATCAACATCCTTATTCATTTTTCCTGTAGAAAATAAATTTTGTATCTTCATATTACTTTATCCACTTATCTCTCCCTCTTAAAGTTTGAGTTAGTTCATTTAATTTAATAGAATTTAACCTTATTTTTGCATTTCTTAATGAAGCTGAAGATTGTTTTGTTGCTCTTCTAACAATAAACTCTTGTATTCCAAATTTCTGCTTACATACATTTGAAAAAATGTAATCATACATAAATGTTTCTGCTAATTTGTGAACTTTTATCTCATTATCTGCAGAAGAATACAATCCATCTGAAACATACTCTATAATAACATTCTGTCCATGTAAATCTGTACTGAACATTATAGTTCCAGAATTTTTATCAATAAGGTAACTTCCGTTTCCATTTGAGGTAGAAGTGTCTAAACCGTATCTTTGTCCCTTAGAGCCTCTGTGTGTGCCTCCTAGTCCTTGTTGAGGTTGGTTTTTCCAGTTAGTTTCTATTACAGGAGTACCTGTTAAAGCGTTTCCATCAGAATCAGTCAATATGTTTCTTTGAGCAGAATTATCTTGCAGATACGACTTTGTTATTTTCGAGTTGAAATTTTGATTTATAGGGTGAGTTAATCCATCACTACCTACATAAGATATTTTAACCAGGCTAACGAAATCATGAGGTAAATGCATTTTTAAAGTGTCTGGAATTTGTGCTTCAAAACCAACTACTTCTCTAAGTACGTCATAATGTAATTCTTGTAACCCTCTTTTTGCGTGAAATATTATTTCATTTCTATCAATCTTATTTATCACCTTATCGTCTCCAACATAAGTAACTAAAAAGTTATTTATAATATCCGACAACAAAAGATATTGATAAGTTCCCCAGTTTTCATTAGTGGGATTGTTACCGTCATTTTGATAATATTGCTGTTGTGTAATGTTTGTTCCTATAATTGGCATGTGTTATGAATTTTGTTTTTGATATTCTAACTGCTCTTGTTGGCTAGTTACTTGTACAACATCGGCCTCTCGTATACTCAATCCAGAATACTTGCATATTTTTATAACTAAATCAGTTTCATCTTCTTCGGATATTTCAAAATCCACAGAACTGTCTGAATTATATACAGGGTCGGAGTTAATAGTATTATATCCCCAGTGAGGATCTAAAGGTTTTCTTATGTAGTTAGCAATAACATTTACTGAATCGTACCCTGTTATATGTATACTTACAGGTCTTACTATCATCTTATCTCCCTCTCTTTTAAATATAGGATAAGTAACGCTAGGTGCAGACAGATTGCTATTCACAATCATGTCAAATCTATGCGTC